ACAAAATAATATAATATGATAAATTTTACCTATCATCATCTAATAAAAAAATCCTAAAAAATACCATCCATATCAAATACAGTTGAATCTCTGGTTTTAGTGGCTAAAGCATATTCGCCAACACGTTTTTCAAAAAAATTAGTTTTCCCTTCAATCGAAATCAACTCCATAAAATCAAATGGATTGCTAGTATTATAGATAGCATCGTAGCCCAATTGAACAATCAATCTATCTGCTACAAATTCTATATAATCCGACATTAATTTAGAATTCATTGAAATTAGACGGCACGGTAGTGCTTCACATATAAATTCTTTTTCAATATCTACTGCTTCTCTTACAATCTCTACAATTTTTTTCTTGCTCAACTTCTTAACCAACTTTTTATAAAGCATAATCGCAAATTCAGTATGTAGAGCTTCATCGCGAGAAATCAGTTCATTACTAAAGGTCAGACCAGGCATTTTTCCACGTTTTTTCAACCAGAAAATAGAGCAAAAAGCACCTGAGAAAAATATGCCTTCAACACAGGCGAATGCTACCAGCCGTGTGGCGAAAGAAGCACGTTTGTCTTGAATCCATTTAATCGCCCAATCTGCTTTCTTTTTAATACAGGGGAAATGACGTATAGCTTCCAACAATGTGGTCTGTTCTACAGCATCTTTAATATACGTCTCGATGAGTAGAGAATACATTTCCGAATGTATATTTTCCATAGCAATCTGAAAGCCATAAAATGCTCTGGCTTCACTCGATTGAACTTCGCCCATAAATCGCATGGCCAGATTTTCATTTACGATGCCGTCGGCTGCCGCAAAAAAAGCCAAAATATGTTTAATAAAATAACGCTCATCATCGTCTAATGTGTTCCAACACGCAATATCTTTGGATAGATCCACTTCTTCGGCGCGCCAAAAACAGGCTACTTGTTTTTTATACATTTCCCAAATATCGTGATTTTTAATTGGAAACATTACGTAGCGACTATCGTCTTCGGTTAGTAGAGGTTCAGTTAACTGTTTAGCCATCCTAAATAATAATATGTAATATTATTATTCAATAATAATTAAAATTTAAATTATTATTATAATAAAGAATAAAATATATATATAGTCATTATGGATTTAGCAAACAGAGACAAGGCTATTCAAAAAATTGTGATTGAATTAGAGAATAAACGACAATTATTAAAAAATAAATATAAATCGTTACACAATGCGGCGGCTGATAATGAGTTATTAAAAGATGTGTTGGAAGATTATTTGACCTATTATGACACTATTAAAAATGAAAAAATACAACAATATAATGCTTTGAATAAAACATTGGAACACATTGATTCTATATCTGTTGATCCGAAATCAGATGAAAGTATGCTGTATAATAGCAAAATAGATTATAAAGAAATAACTCATGAAATGGAGAGAATTAAGAGCGATATCGCAAAAATGGAATAAATTTTTTTAATATTTTAAATATATAAATGGTGCGTAGCATACGTAGAAGCAGCATACGCAGAAGCAGAAAAAGCACACGCAGAAGCAGAAAAAGCATACGCAAACACAGAATCAGCAATAAAAAAGGCGGTTTTCATCACTGGAATACACCAGGTGAAATTCTTATTCATACAAAACAAACGAAACGGCGTAACAATCCTAAATGAAACAATCATAATCCTAAATGAAACAACGGCCAAACTCGCAGATGTTTAGGCCATTTCCCTGTCAATTTCCGTTCGTTCAATGCTTGTAGAGATGAACGAGCCTTTATCATGTCTTGCCTCATTTTATAAATCTTTTTCCAACGCCGTTGAACTATTTTTAGCCAAAATGTGTTAATATAGCCAACTTGTTCCAGCCCACTTAATTCATCACACTTTATAATATCTAGTTTTCCATCTTGTAAAAGATTAATATAATCATTATTATAAAATTCCTCCAATTCAATTGTATAAATGATTAAATAATGATTTTCAATGTCAGGTGAACTATTTTCATCTTTACCATATAATTCGTCATTGAACCGTTTACAAATAGCCAATTTAAATTTATTATTATTTGACATTTTATATTTAATAGTTTATAATTTGTACTTTATTAAAAAAACAAAATATTAATATTATTAATCAATTTTTTCTACTTTAATACTATATACACAACAAAAATGAAACTGAATATTAAATCGTTGTTAAAAGATAAAAATGTGTTATATGTTGTATTTTTTATTGCAATTATTAATTTATTTGCTTATTTATTGTTAAGACAGTTTGAGGCAGTTATCTTCTTTTTAGTAATTGGATTTTTATCTAGCTACTTTAGTAAAAATATGATTGTTATTATGTTGGTCGCTATATTAAGCACTAATTTTTTGATTGGAACAAAGTTGATCGGTAGAGCGGTAAAGGAAGGTATGAGTGATAAAAAATCTACCAAAAAACCTAGTACTGCTACAAAAGCATTAGATGCTGGAATAGATGCCGTAGCAGAAACTGTTGTTAAAGCTAACAAAACAAAAACAAAAGATTCTTTTGTCACTCTTTCCCCCGCCAGTGTCCACGAAGGTGAACAAAGCACGGATCACAAGGTCGACTACGCTTCCACACTAGAATCCGCGTATGATAATTTAGATAAACTCTTGGGTTCGGATGCGATTCGCACAATGACTGAAGATACGCAACGTTTGGCTGAAAAACAGCAGATTTTAATGGGTAACATTAAGCAACTTCAACCGATGATGCAAACTGCCGGTAAAATGTTGGATGGTTTGAATGTCGGCCAAATGGGGGATATGCTGACAGGACTGGAAGAAAAGTTTAAAAAATTCACAGGTAAAGGAGTCTAGGCACACTATTATTCGTAAAAAATAAAAATAAAATGACAACTTATATATAATGTCAAAACGCTGCCCACCAGGTGTGTTGTGTATTGAAAATATTACTGTTATAATTATAGTAATTATATTTGCAATCCTCATTTTATTTTTAAATTGGAAATCTAATCCGCAGCAATCGCAACCTATTCGAGAGAAAGTAATAATAAAAGAAAGAGAAAATGTCAACCAACCTTTTTCAATGTTTAATTTAAGTAGTATATTTTCTAGACCGAATTATAGTTATTCTACTATACCGGATGATGTGTTGATGAATCCTTATGAACCACCACTGCGTGATGACCGATATATTAGAATGCCTTTAGATATTCGTGGCGGTGTACCTATTAATATTCCAACACAATCAGTAGATACTACATATCGACAAGTCGGCTTGTTAACGCGTATGAATGGTAGTGAAACCATTTTACCTTTAATGGGACGGCCGCTTTTCACCAATCGCGATAAATGGAATTTTTATACGATGAGCGATAAAAATAATTCAGTTAAATTGCCGATTAGCAATAAAGGCAGAAGCTGTACCAATGAATACGGATGTGATAATTTGTATAATGGAGATTCTGTTTACGTAGAGGGTTATAATGACGCATTTAAAGTAACTGTTTATGATAATCAGATAATGCGGTATTTGCCTTTTCTTTAACCAACATTTGACGTGTCCTTTGTGTTTTGTCATAGTTAAAATATAAAATTGAAAGTAATTAAATAAATTATTTTATATTAACATAATTAAAATAATGGAGTCACAAATTAATACTGCCGTGAGAGTGAGCGTAAATGCAGTGAGCGTAAATGCAGTGAGCGTAAATGCAGTGAGCGTAAATGCAGTGAGCGTAAATGCAGTGAGCGTAAATGCAGTGAGCGTCAATAAACAACGTAAGGTTAATAAAGAATTAGGGAAAAATATTACAAAGGACCATACGAGAATATACGATGAGATTGAAAAAAATATAGGTAAAACCAAAATTTGTAATTTTGGAAACGTAAGAGGAAGTAAAACTGGTATAAAACATGAAGGGTGCAATGATGTTCCTATCAGAGATTTTGAATTAAGAGATATTTCTATAAATGAACAAAATAGTATTATTATAAAAAATGGCGATGGATTACAAGGATTTTGTAAAGTATGCTCCAAACGTCGCAGAAGAGCAAGATTAAATAAAGAGAAGGAAGAAAAACAAAACAAAACACCGGAAGAAATTTATGATTTATATAAAAAAAAATATAGTATTAATACGAAAAGATGTTCAAGATGCGATAAAGATAAATCACTTTGTGATTTTACTTTATCAATTGGTATGGAATGTGGCTTACACAATACGTGTAAATTATGTTTATCTGAATATGGTTCTTCTGTCGGAAACAGATGGATTATATATATGCCTGATGGGAATTATAAATATAATAAACAAGATAAAAAAGAACACGATGACCATATATTTCCATTATCTCTTGGAGGGTCAGATGAAAAAATAAATCATCAATTGCTGAGTTCAACTGAAAATCTAAAAAAATCGAATGACATTGCCCATTTTGAAAACATTCAATCTATAAACCCCGAAATGTTATGTAAAAGATATCGCAGTGTTTTAACAGAAGCGAAAGATATGTTTGATTTAAAGATTATATTAAATCAATATATTTATAATGATCTTTTGCAAAGAAGTAGATTATCTGATGAAAATCTATTAGAAACTTATAGAATTTATTGCGAAAAATATAATCTAAGACGTAATATCAGACGTGCTGTTAAAAAATTCAGAGAATATTGTACATTGCGTAATATTGTATAGTTTGCTATATATATTATATATTGTATATCGCATCTTTAAATCTGTTGACAACGACACTTAAAGTTTCTTTATTTATATCACATAGAATACATTTTCTTTTTAATTTATCCGCAACAAATCCAGTTGTACCTGAACCACATACTGGATCCAATACATAACTGTCCTCGTTTGAATATATTTTAATTATTCTTTCTAATAATTTTTGAGGTTTTTGAGTCGGATAAACTCTTGGGTCTTTTGATGTTCGTGTGATTGAATGAATATCATTCCACAAATTTGACAAAGGAACACCTTTATGTTCATGTTTATATATTTTAACATACATATTTTGCTGTTTTGGAGCAAAATGAATTCTATCTTCTTCAATTAACTTTTCAACAATTTCTTTTTTTTGTTTCCAGCCATATTTATTTTGGTATGTAATACCATTATGTATAATTGAATATAAATTTCCAACACGTGTTCTATCGTGTTTTAATGCCCCTAAACTGTACTCTCCTTTTTCGTCTTTATTTTTAAAAGCCCACACGCTATTCTCGTCTATTGGAGTATGCATCATATTAAATATGTTATTATTATTGCTACACGCAAATAATACGTCAATCATTTCTCCTAATTTATTTTTTACAGTATTTTTTCCATGACATCTTTTCCAGTAGATTTTTTGTATTTTTTTAAAGTATTTTCTCAAAATACTTTCTGCTATAAAACTATTTTCGGATGATATATGAAATACCAACGTTCCATGTGGTGTTAATAATGATGATAAATGTATGATTAATTTATCAATCCATTCAGAATATTTATTCTCTTCCCATACATCATTAAATCCAGTTTCATCATCCAAACTATTTACAGTAAATGTTCTATTTGTTTCATATGGCGGATCTAAATATATTAAATCAAACTTAATTGTGGTATTAAATTTTAATATATCAGTATTAAAGTAGGATACATTACCATTTATAACCGTTTCTTCAGTGTTAAATTTTTCCGTATTGATGATTAAATCATCTTGTACTTCAGAAGGTTCTGATGGTATATTTGAAGAATCAATATGAGCTTGTAATAATTTAATAATAACGTCTTTTTTCTTAGTACTATAACCAGTCATTTTTTTCTCCTTACAAAGTTTCTTTAATTCATTAAGCGATTGTTTTGTATAATCCATTATATTATATTAAATTAAATTATGATTTAATGTTTATACTGTTTATATTAACTGAAATCAATTTTATTTTTTCCTTTATTTTTCCTTTATTTTTCCTTTATTTTCCCTTTATTTTCGTCTATATCATTTGATACATTCGTTCGGTTGATGTGACCAATATAAATATAAATATAAATATAAATATAAATATAAATATAAATATAAAGATGCTCTACTAAAAAGTATCTTTATATTGTAGAAAAAACTTAAATATTATTTTAATAATAATAATAATAGTAATTAAACTCATGATGTCAGATTATCCGAGTAGTATTATATATTTTTATAAAAATACATCCATTGAAAATTATATAAAACTTAGACACTATATTGACACAAAAATAAAGTCAAAAACATACAAGTATAAAACACATTATACACTATTTTTACATGTTATTCATATGAAATATCCTGATTATGAAGAGAACTATGTTCCTACTAGCTGTTGTTCAAAAAAGAAAACAAAATATCTTCATGATATTGATTGTAGTGAGATATATCGTCGTATTATGGGAAATCCGCTTTTACTTCGTATAACAGATATTGAACTGCTCTGGATATGTTTTTATGCTACGGGGGATACTATTTATTCAGATCAAGTAAAAATATGTGCTTTAACAAAAAAACACACACTTGTTTCCGATGCGGTAACTAAAACCGCAGCTGAATGGAGTTATAATAATCATGTTATACAGAAATTTATTAAAGAACCACAAATATCGAAAATTAATGCTGCTTTATCAGTAAATGATCCTTTATTTTTCTGTCCAGACCATGAAGCCATTATGGAAAAATATAGAGATGAATAATATATATAAATTAAATTAAATATATACTAACGTTTTCTGGTTTTACGTTGGTATTTTTTAGAATGCTTATTCGTTGATGTATATTTTTTATGTTTTCCTCCTTGTGCTGGTGCTACTTGCGGTTGCGGTGCTACTTGCGTTTGCGGTGCTACTTGCGTTTGCGTTTGCGGTACTACTTGCGTTTGCGGTACTGTACTATCTTGTAACGCTCCTCTATCACTAATGCGTGCTAGTAAGTTTGGTGGTGGTGTTACTTTTGCTAATGCCGCTTGTGTCGCTGCTTGTGTCGCTGCTTGTGTCGCTGCTTGTGTCGCTGCTTGTGCTTGTGCGGCTGCTAATGGTGATTGTGCTACATTTAATGCGTTAAATAATCCTGCTTGTACTACTGGCTGCGCTTGTACTACTGGCTGCGCTCTCTCTCGTACTGGTTCTGGCTGCGCTCTCTCTCGTACTGGTTCTGGCTGCGCTCTTACTTGTACTACTGGCTGCGCTCTCTCTCGTACTGGTTCTGGCTGCGCTCTTAATTGTACTACTGGCTGCGCTCTCTCTCGTACTGGTTCTGGTACTGGCTGCGCTTGTACTGGTGCTGGTGCTGGTGCTGGTTGCGCTCTCACTGGTGCTGGTTGCGCTACCTCTTCTACTGGCTGTTGTATAGATTCAGATAAATTTTGTAATTGTGTTTCAAATGTATTTCCGCCTGACGCATTTACTTGATGAGCATATTTTTTAGGAACTTCTATTTTAATTGTAATTATATTATTACAATCATCTGATGAACTGACTGATACTACTGATGGTTGTTGTAATCCTTCTTCTTGTGCTGTTGATTGTGGTGATTCCCTTGGTACATCTCTTGGTATATCTCTTGGTACATCTCTTGGTACATCTCTTGGTACATCTCTTGGTACATCTCTTGGTACATCTCTTGGTACATCT